ATCATCTTTACGAGATCAAGTGGTTAAAGGGGCTGAGTAGTGGGCGCATTAGACTTTATATTCGGTAACAAAGATGATGATCTAGAAGCAACATCAACTGCTACGGATCCTAATGCCCCATTAACACTAAAGAATGTACCTTTCTTCCAGAGGCCTATGGGATCCAGTGAAGATGATATGTTGGTAGGTTTTGATGAAGCAGGTAATCAGAGATTTAGAACTTCATTTGGTACAGAATATACAGTTTCCTATAACCCTGATCAGCGTACTACTAGAGAAAAGATAGTGGATACAGTTCCGGTAGTTGCGGGAGCAGTTAAAGATTATGCTATGGATCCGTATCTACCTAGCAAGGAAGCCGTAAAAGATTTTGCATATGATGCTACTGTAGGCACGGTTAACGAACTTGATCGTATAATGAACTCCGGCACAGCCACTTATGGGGATATCTTCGGACTTACCCTAGGTATGGGAGCTGCTCCAAGAGCAATCAATAAGGTTGTTGATATAGCTCCAGAGGGAAACCCCGAAGATATAGCAGGGATGTTCTTACCGGCTGCTAAACTTAATGGCGGTAAAGATATTGTAGACAAAGCTAATGAGCTAAAAGCTGGAGGATCTTCTCGAGAAGACATCTGGTCAAAGACAGGATTATGGCAGCTGGGAGATGCAGAAGAATGGCTAACTGAGATACCGGACAATAAAGCTGAGATTGCAGATACAATTAAAGATGCCCCGTTCCCAACTAAAACGGTTACGAAGAAAGTTAGACGACAAGTTGGTGGTGCTGGGCTATCACAGGGTGAGATTATTCAAGCCAAGACTAGAGCTCGCATGGAAGCTATCAATTTGCGTAGACAGGCTGATAATGGAGAAGTTCCACCGCAGTTTGTAGAGAGCGAAATTGCTAGAATACAAGCCGAGCTCAAGGCAAAAATTGGTAATGTAGATTCTCCAGAGTATGAAGATGTATTGGTTACTAAAGAAGTAAATCTACCCAAACCAAAGCTAACTAAAGGGGATGGAAAATCAACTTCTAAATTAGATGAAATCCTATTCCATGATGATTTCTATGATGCAGTAGGCGCTGCAAATGTAACTAATATGGATGATCTACCTACGGCTGAGGCGGGCAGGAGACAAGCCGACTCTGCAAAACTATCGGGCGTATGGGGGGCTACTTTTTTCCCAGATAAACAGTCTGTTAGAAACAATAGAATAAATAAAAATCAATCTATGATCAGTGCGTTTACGGATTCTGGAGACAATATATATAGCCCTAAGAGTGACGCAGATAAAGCAATTGTAGCGCGTATGGATGTGAACGATAAAAAGTCCGTAGCTAAGGCAAGATCGCAGATGGTTTTATCTACAATGTTACACGAAACACAGCATTGGTCGGATGATATCTTTGATTCTGACTCTGGAGCGGGCTTTAGCTCAGATAGATCCCCTCGAGCACGAGCAAGGATAAAAACTAAGTTTGACTCCATGATGAGCTCTGCATTTAAAGATAGCGATAAGGCTAGTGGCAGACTATCTCACTTACTTAAAGCTACACCCGATACGGCTAAATTCGATGCACAATCAAAGTTCGACTTGGACAATTTTTCAGATGAAACATCTCTTGATGATGTAATTTATGGAAAAATTGAGGGGGCCAGTTCTCCATTAGCCGCAAAAATACTTAAAAAGTATAATCCTGCAGTTGATGGGTATTGGAACCCCAGTGATGGAACTCAAGACAGCATCGGTAGAATAATAAATAGGTTTTATGCCTATAGAATGGCTAACACTCAGATAGATCCTGCTATGGTTGAATCCAATAGGTCAGATTTCATTGCTACTTTAGCAAATACGGACATGTTAGCTTCTAAAAAGTCTAATGACTCTTCGTACTCCTCTAAAGGTACGGATAAAGATTTAGAATTTAGAAAGCAAAAAGCTGAGTTACTTTTACGGGTACTGGAAAGTGACGAAGGCATGAATTTATATAAAAAATACATGCAAATCGTAGAAGGTAAAACAGCTAATCTAAGAAACCTTTCAGATACTGAAATTTACTATCTTGAGATGGGTGAGGCTAAGTCTCGCTTGGTACAAGCTCGCCGAGACATGACCCCCGAAGAGCTTAAGAGTACTCCTCCTTGGTTAATGTTAGATCGCGAGGAATGGCAGCTCTGGAATGAAAAACAATACGGATTGAAATAATGGAAAGTCTTAAAGAATCTAGAAAAGGCATCACTACAAAGGCAGGATTAGAAATGGCAAGTAATAAATACCAACGCGACAATAAAAAAGCAGATTTAAACAAGGATGGCAAGCTAAACAGTTATGAAGAAGCTAGAGCTGATGCTGTTCAACAGGCGGTGGTAGAGGACGATCCTGAGCAGGATGATGTTAAAATGTACCACGGTGGAATGGCTTGTAGTGGAGATGAGGGTCTTATGATGGATCCTATGTCTGGTAACGAGATACCTATTGGATCAAGTGCTGAAAATGTTCGTGACGATATCGACATCAGAATATCTGAAGGTGAATACGTTCTACCTGCAGATGTTGTTAAATGGCACGGATTAAAGTCAATCATGGACATGGAAGCTGAGGCTAAGATGGGTCTCATGGGAATGTATGATGATGGCCTAATCCAATATGTAGATAATGAAACTACACCTTGTCCTGAGTGTGATGGCGAAGGCTGTGATCATTGTGATGGAAAAGGATACCACGATGCGGAAGATACCGAATCCAGTGGCAAAGATTCTGAGGACTCCTCGGTACAGGCCGAAGACGATTCCGAACAAGAAGAAGATGGCTTCATCGAAACACCGGAAGGCAACAAAATTGAGTTGGCCGGAGTAGAGACTGAAGAAACTGTATTGGAACCCGAATATCCAGAAGAAGGCGAAGAAGGTTATTACCCTTCTCAAAATCGGGAATACGCAGAGATGAAAAAACCAATAATAAAATTCATCGTCTAAAATCAACTGGGCTACCCAAAACATCTCGGAGGAAGTCTTGGCCCCCAATAAGAGTAGTAAAAATGGCAAAATATCGAGGCGCACATCTTGATCAACTAGATCAGGAAGAAAAAGAATTAAATCAAGAATTATCACAAATGAAACAGGATCAGGTAGATGCTACCCCTGTTGCAGATCCGGAAGAGGATACATATCGAAAACGGTATGGAGATCTTCGTCGGCACAACTCTCAATTAATGCAACAAAAAGATGTTGAGATTAATAAGCTAAAGAACCAGCTGGACTCCGCAGCCAAAGGTCAAATCCGTTTCCCTAAAACAGATGAGGAAATTGATCTATGGGCTAAGAAGTACCCTGACGTAGCTAAGATTGTAGATTCAATTGCTCAGAAGCGAGCTAACGAAGCTATGCAAGGCTTACGAGAAGGGGAGAAGCGTCTAGAAGCTCTAGAGACAAAGATCTCTCGTAAAGATGCGGAGCATCAGCTCAATCGCCTACATCCAGATTTTAATCAGATTAGGCAGAGCGCATCCTTTCATGAATGGGTAGAGATGCAACCCCAATCAATTCAAGACGCTTTATATAAAAATAATACCGATGCTAGAGCTGCGGCTAGAGCAATCGATTTATATAAAGCAGACACTGGAAAGAAAAAGGTTAACAAACGATCTGCGGCACAAGCAGTCGGTAGAACCAATTCCAGTACCCCTACCACTAATAGCCCTAGCCGTTTCTCAGAAAGCTCAGTCAGTCAAATGAATGATCGAGATTATGCTAAGAACGAAGAAGCTATTATGGAAGCTATGCGTAGCGGCAACTTTGTCTATGACATGTCAGGCGCTGCTCGCTAAGTGTTGCAATTATAGGCACAACTGTGCTATAATAAAGGTAATTAGGGCCGCGTTATCGCCTACCCCTAAAAACCACAATCCCAGAAGAAAATATTAATATGTCCACCAGTACAGGCTGGCCTGTGAACTCTTGTTTGCACAACCCACCCACACCGTACTGCCACTGTTTTTTATCTCTTCATGTCCTGATGAGCTCAGAAAGCTCAGCCATTTCATAAAGGAGAAATCAAATGGCATTTGCAAAAGCAAGCGGTTATACCAACCTTAATAATGGTAACTTTTCCCCGGTAATTTATAGCAAAAAGGTACAACTATCTTTTCGCAAAACTACAGTAGTTGGAGATATCACAAACTCTGATTATTTTGGTGAGATTTCCGGGCAAGGTGATACAGTTCGTATCATGAAAGAACCTGAGATTTCAGTAAACGCATTGAAGCGTGGTACTACGATCTCAACACAAGATCTCGTTGATACTGACTTCCAACTAGTAGTAGACAAAGCCTCCTACTTTGCATTTAAATTGGATGATATTGAGGAATCTCATAGTCATTTGAATTTTATGCAACTTGCAGTGGATCGCGCAGCTTATCGTCTAGCTGACCAATATGACCAAGAAGTACTAGGTTATCTATCTGGTTATAAGCAAGCAGCATTGCATGCTAATGCAGGAACTGTGAACGATCAAGTTAACGGTACTAAAGCAGACACAACAGCAGGTAATGATGAATTGCTAGCTGGGCATAAGCTTAAGAAGGGTGACTTCGGCAACATCAGTACATCATCTGCCGGTGAACATTCTATTCCTTTGGCTGCACGATTACCGGGTGCAACAGCACTTCCAACAGCAACAGCTTCACCAGCAATGGTTGTAGCGCGTATGGCTCGTATCCTTGACCAAAAGCAAGTGGACAAAGATGGTCGTTGGATCGTAGTGGATCCAGTATTCATGGAAATCCTTCGTGATGAAGATTCCCGGTTTATGAATGCTGACTTCGGTGACTCAGGTGGTCTTCGCAATGGTTTGGTACTGAATAACTTCCACGGCTTCCGTGTTTATCAGTCATCAAATCTACCATCAGTTGGCACAGGCGCAGCAACAGTAACAGCTGCTAACCAAAACGCTAACTACGGAGTGATCTGTGCTGGTCATTCTTCAGCTGTAGCTACTGCTGAGCAACTTAATAAAGTTGAGACATATCGTGATCCAGATAGCTTTTCTGATGTTTGCCGCGGCATGCATTTGTATGGCCGGAAGATCCTACGTCCAGAAGCATTAGTAACTGCTAAATACAACTTAGCATAAAACTTTTAGGGGGCTGGTTAAGCTGGCCCCCTTCCTTTTATTTGAGGTAAGTAGATGCCATCCACATATATTACTTTATGTAATCAGGTTTTACGACGATTGAACGAAGTTGAGATTTCAGAGTCCGACTTTGTTAACGTCCGTGGCATCCAATCTGTAGTTAAAGACTCTGTAAAGAGTGCTATCGCCAAGATTAATCAGGCAGAGTTTGGCTGGCCATTTAACGCTGCAGAACATACTCAAGAATTAACTGTAGGTCAAAGTGAATACACTTGGCCTGAGTATTATAAGATATCAGATTGGAGCTCATTCCAAATTCTGAAGGATGACTCACTTGGTACAGACTTTCAAGCACTTCGATATATTGACAGAGATAGTTGGTACGAAAGCCATAGGGATAAAGATTACAGTACTGGAAGCGCCGGTAGAGCTAAGCCTTCTCATGTATTTGCGGGACACGGAAATGGGTTTGGAGTTACTCCATCTCCCGACAAAGCTTACTCAATACGGTTTAGGTATTTTCTTAACTATTCCGATTTAACTGCACATAATGACATAACTAGAATCCCTACATCATTTGACACTGTTGTTGTAGATGGGGCTCTATACCATTTGTACATGTTCAAGGATAACTTAGAGGCGGCTCAGGCTGCTTTTATTGCATTTGAGCGTGGCATTAAGGATCTGCAAACACTCTATATAAACAACTATGAGTATATTCGAGATACCCGAGTGAGGTACTGATGGCAGATAGAATAGAGAGCTACAAGCTTGTAAGTTCGGGGGGTTTAAATTCAAATGAAAATCATCTTGATTTATCTGAAAACAGTCCGGGGTCAGCTACCCTACTAGTAAATTATGAACCCTCTTTATTTGGAGGGTATCGTCGTATTGAGGGGTACGCTCCTTACCATGCAGATTACCCAGAAGTTACGGTAGACGGCCAGAGTACAGCGCAAGGTAGGGTCTTAGGCCTAGCTATATTCAAAGATGATGTAACTAATTCCATAAAAATTATTGCGGCAAGGCAAGATGCGGGCGGCTCTAATTACAGCTTTTACTATTATACAGCCGGTATTGGCTGGAGAAAATTTACTTTAACTCATTCTGTCACACGACCGATGACCTTGAATGGTAGAACCGTAAGTAAACTTCGACATGCACAGTTTAACTTTGGTGATGGTAACAAGATCTGTTTTGTAGACGGTGTTAATCCTGCAATTATATTTGATGGTATTAGGTGGAAAGAATTAAAAAGCTCTCACTCCGGAGGATATGACTCCACAAACAATACGGCAGGAGGAGCTCTAGTAGTAGATGCCCCGTCTCTAGTTGATGTTTTTGAGAACCATTTATTTCTAGCGGGAGATATTGCAAAGTTAGCAGTCATTTCACACTCAAAAGCTCTAGATGGATATACTTGGACAGTAGGAACAGGCGGTCAGATATTCGCTGGTGTGGATGTGGTTCAGATTAAACCTTTTCGAGATAACTTATTCGTATTTGGTGAAAATGGTATCAAGAAGGTTATTGCCGATATTACATCTGGATTTGTGATAGATCAGGTTACCGCTAATGTGGGCTGCGTTGCCAGAGATTCAGTTTTAGAAATCGGTGGAGACCTAATGTTCTTAGCGCCGGATGGCTTCAGACCTGTAGCTGGTACTTCCCGTATTGGCGATGTGGAACTAGAGACTGTTAGTAAACCTATTCAAGCTACTCTCGTTGATTTTATTAAGAACAACAGCATGGATACTTTGAATGGAGTAGTTATCAGATCTAAATCTCAAGTTAGATATTTTGTGGGTACGGATACTGTAGGTGTTACCGATAGTACTGGTATCATTGGGGGGTTATCCAACTCCTCTGGATCTATAGCGTGGGAATTTGGGGAATTATTGGGTATCCGAGCTTCCTGCTGTACCTCTGAGTATGTAGACACAGAAGAACTCGTTTTACACGGGGATTACGATGGGAATGTGTACCGCCAAGAGCAGGGGAACTCGTTTAACAATATTGATATCACAGCTATTTATGCTACCCCGTACTTAGATTTTGGGGACACCGATATCCGAAAAGCTTTACGCAAAGTTAATACATTTATTAGGGCCGAAGGGCCGTTGGAAATGAACCTAGGGATTGCGTATGATTGGGGTGACTACAATACTACTCGCCCCTCTACATTTACACAAAATTCTGAAGGTGGGCCAACTATCTATAACGGAAGAAATGTAACCTATAACGCAGACAACGTGATTTATGGGGGTTCTTCTAAGCCGATCATGACATCAGACATACAGGGATCAGGGTTTTCGGTACGGGCCACTTACGTTACTTCGGGGCAGTTTGACTCGTACTCGATTCAAGGCATCGTATTTGAATACTCTACAGCAGGGAGACGATAAAAAATGGCAGGTTATATACGCCAATCATTAGCAGATATTATTAACGGAGCGGATATTACAGCCCCTCCGCTTAATTCAGAATTCAACCAACTCCTAGCTGCATTTAATGCTACTACGGGACACGCGCATGACGGTTCTACAGGCAACGCCCCAAAGATTAATTTAGCCACATCTGTATCGGGATATTTACCCGCCTCAAATGGAGGTATTGGAGGCAAGAATAACTTTAATGCTACTTCGGCCCCCTCTACAGCAAACGATGCCGGTCAAGGATACGTTCCGGGGTCTATGTGGGAAAA